CCGCCCGCCGAGTTCTTTTTCCTCTGGAGAGATTCTATGACTACATCAGTCATCGACCAAGCCTTGATACCAGATGGATATTATCAGGTAACTGATCTATCGTCAGTTTGTGGTCTTGGCGGAGGCAATGGTCGAGTTGCTTTGATTCAGTGTCTCAATCAGAATATTCGATGGCGTGATGATGGCAATGATCCAACTTCCAGTGTTGGTGTGAGGCTACACGCTGGTGAAAGTATCTGGTACATTGGTGATCTTCGTAAAGTGCGATTTATTGAAGAAACTGCTGGCGCTGAGTTGAATGTAAGCACATACAAATGAAAACACGTCCAATGCAGCGGCCCGAACCATTCGTGCCCACTTCAGCAGGTGGGGTCGGCCTGCTTGAGAAGCGCGAAACGGTCGTCTCAACGCTGCAATTGGAACATTCAGTTTCACAGGTTGGAGACAAAAACTTATATCCAATTGATTTATTGGAACTGAATCAAGACGTTGACTGGCATAATAATCATGGAAATGATCTAGGTACTAGCACACTTAATTTAACAGATTCAGTCACACTTGTCATGGATATGACACGTAGTATTGTTGACACTTTGAGTTTGTCAGATTATGCTCATGCGATATTAGATGGATACCATCCACCTGGAACTGGCAATGGAAGTGGAGACCCAGACCTTAGCAAACATATCATGCTTGCTCATGTTGACATGATAACTGGTCAGCCAGTCTATGTCTATAGCAATAACACTGTTAGTCTAGCTGGATGTAATCCTGGAGTAACAGATACTGACAAAGTAAATGTCTTCGCATTAGTTTTAACAGGAAACACCGCTGGAAATGACGTTGAAGTTCTGACGGAGGGGTCAGTTGAAAGGGCTAACTGGACTTCAATTGTAGGTACAACTTATTTGGTTCCTGGCTCTGTGTATTACTTAGATTCAACTGTAGGCACATTGTCAGTGACGGCTCCAACAACAGATACGTATGTTGTAACACGAGTTGGACGCGCCATAACCACTACCAAGATGGATATTGAAATAGGCGAAGTTGTGGTACTATGACGATAAAACTTCCACTTGTAGTTTATTCTGGTGAAGTGTCACAACTTGATCCTGCTGACACAATAAAGAATCCAGAAACAACTAATTTCACGTATAATGCTGGGCAGTTAGTTCAAATAACTACCGCCACTGGCACCATCAATTTGACTTATGTCAGTGGCAAACTTGCTACTGTTTACAACTCTAAGACAGGAAAAACAGCAACATACACATATGTAGCTGGAAAAGTGTCTTACATCACTATCACTCCCTGAAATGAGGAACTGATAATATGACAATGGTAGATGGCGACTGGACCATTGAACGGTCCACTGGAAATATTCGGTATATCGGAGACGATCACGGTGGTGCTAGTCCAAGCTATGCCACTGTTATTGAATTTCACCGATGGCTTCAAGACTTTGCCGACCAGGAAGTAAGTTCAGGTGATGATGAACTTGATATTACAGACTTGACACCATCAGAACGATCAACTGATAACATTCTAACATTGAAGAATAATTTTCAGATTGATGATGCTGCTGCTGAACACTTGTATGATGGGTCTATCATTCAAGGTACTGGTGGAACGGAAGTAATTTATGACGGCATCGTTAACTTTGGTGCCGCTACAGTTCAAATTCAGATCATCCAAAATGGTGCCGTTCTTTCTGATGACTGGTGGAATTTTGGCGGTGGTGGTTTGAATGCTGACTCTGACGCTGGTATCAGTCATCGTTTCATGTTAAAAGTACGCGATGCTGGCGCTGATATTGATGGTCGTCGTCTTATTGGTATTAGTCGAACTTTTGGTTATACTTATTCTGAGTTCAAGATCAATGGCACGGCCCGTGGAAACAACGTGTTGGCTTTGACTCAGGCCGCAGATTTGAATAACGAGACGGCAAATGCTACTGTAGCTAGTTGGACAACAATTACAAATAATACAGTAGGCTATGTTGGACTAGACGTTAATGCTGACACTACTGATGAATATTACTATTCTGAGTGGGACATTGATACAGCTAACCATGATATCAATGATTTCTACGAAAGAATGAAGTATATGACTCAAGACAGTACCCCTGAAACCCTTTATGGTATTAGTGGCGAACTGTTTCGAGGTATTACACATCAGATTGCTGTCACGCCAAATACTGTTAATAGTTGGTCTGATTATGAGCCTGTTTCATGGAACACAGGTACTGGTCAGATGCTGGCTATTGATAGCACTTCTACACCAACGAAGATGTGGATTCAGATACTTACAGGTACTGCTCCAGTAACTAGTGCTGTAATTACTGGCACAACAAGTTCGTCTACTGCTGACGCTGGAACTGTAACATCTCGTGAACCTGTTAGTACACCTTTCTGTGGAGCTTCTACTGGCTCTGCTATCATTGGTTCATATGGTCTTGGTATTCAACCATCTGATTTAACAGCCGCTGATAAGTTGACAGACCTTTCTGGAAATGTTATCACGCCACCAAATAATGTAACATTCTCGGTATATGGTCTCTATACAGCAGAAGATCGAGTGCTTGTTACAAATGACCAAGCCACTGGTATTGATTACGATCAAATGACACTTCAAACAGCCCTTACTGGCAACAGTGAGACAACGGCCAATGTAGGTACTGGTAACATTCCTGATGACACACCAAGTTCTGGAACTATCAGAATCGAAACCGACAGTGGCCGCTATGTAAGAGTAGCATACGATTCGTATAATACTTCTCATTTTACGTTCAATGCATCAGAGGATTTTGGAGCCGATAACGCGTCAGCTACTAACAATGTATTCATCAGCTACATTGATAAATTAGCCACTGCAAATACTGAAGCCTTTACAACAGTGTATGATGGTGATCGCACTTTGTTCGTTCGCGTGCGTGATGGAGGGGCATCACCAATCAAGACGTTTGAAACAACTGGTACACTTGGGTCTAGTGGTGGAAGCGCAACCGCCATTCGTACGTCTGATGCGTGATCTAATAGCTACTAACAAAGAGGGCATGTAGAGTGGCTCTTACGATAAATGCTTCAAGTTTAACTACCCTTACTACAGCGGACTCAGCTACAGGGTGGTCAGTAGAGAATCTAGCGGCTGGTTCTGGTATTGACACTGACCAGAATATTCAAGGAAATGGATGCTACGCTGGAAAATTGAAGAGCACAAGTTCACCAGCCAGAATCTATTACACTTTCAACAGTGTAAATATGGTAGGTCAACTTTTGCGAATTTGGTTGCGATTCACGGAATTGAGCAAGTATGAAACAACTGTAAACAATGGAATATGTATTTACATTGAAGATGGAACTGGTAATAATGGTGAATGGAATATTGGAGGCTCAGATTCTGATATTGATGAAGCCTGGAACAATTATGTAATGCCTGTTAGTGCTGAATTTGATGATGGCACTGCAAACTACACTGTTAACAGAGGAAACATTACAAAAGTCGGTGTTTCAGTCCGTATGACATCAGCACCAGCAAAAGCCGAAAATATTTTTGTTGACGCTATTCGCTATGGTCCAGGACTTACAATTACTGGCACTAACACGCTTGAAGGAAGTGGTTTTAAGGAAATAGCTGACGCTGATAATACCACAGCTAATAAGTATGGGGTATTCACACGTAATCCTAAAACTGGTGTTTATTCTCTTCGTGGTGAATTGATATTTGGTGACTCATCTGGAACTAGTAGTGTAAATTTCACTGACTACAAAAACTCGAAGATCGTGACTCCAAAGAACTTAAATGTTATTCCTGCCTTTGACTGGGGAATGGCTAAAATTCTAGGATCGCTTGACAATGTCAGTGGATTTACTATTGCTGGAAACAGTACAGGTACCACTGACTTTCAACTTGGAAAAGTTGTAGGAACTGGAAATGATCGTCAAGGCATTTCAGGCGGCGTTATATTCAGTCCAATGGATCGCTTTTTCTTTGATGCTGAGACATATGCTTCAAATATTGACTCAGTTCAATTAAATGGAGTCACATTTGAAGGTGCTGGAAATATTCAACTTTCCAGTTCTAATCAATCAGTTGTCGGATGTACATTTAGTTCCTGTGATGAAATTCAAGCAAATGATGCTGAAGTAATTAACTGTCGTGTTATTGCTCCAGCTTATCGTGGAACAGAATTAACATCATCCCACGATCTACAATCTAGTACATATGTCGCCGGGACAGTTAATGATGTGCCAATCGAAGAATCTTGGATATACGACTACATTGCATATTACTATGAAATGTCGGCCGTATTGAACGGAGAAGCAGGTACATCTAATATTGTAGCCAGCGGTATGAACGCAAATAATGCGTGGCAAGCATATGGATTACGAAACAAATTTGGCAAATTGACACTTAATGTAGCTGTTGCACAAGCTGGAGGTGTACTTGAATGGAGATATTGGAATGGCAGTTCATGGACTGCTCTAGATGTTCTCTATGATGACACAACTCAATTTACTACTGTAGGTGAAAATAGTATTGAGTGGGCAATTCCAACTGATTGGACAAGACGAGCAATTGACCGTGGAAAAGAGCTGTACTATGTGTGCGCCTATACAACAAACTGGGTATCAACTTATCCAGAATTCTATCCAAATGGAAACTCATTAGGACTTGTAATTGAAGACCATGTGCATTTTCCATCCTCTGGAAATTACACTTGTAATTATTTTGAATTTTATGGGCACCCTTCCTCACCTGGATTTCCTCAATGGCATGTGGAAAATTCAAGTGCAGCTACTACTGCAAATAGTTATGGCACTGGAAATCAAAGTGGTAATCAAGCTCTTGGAAACGGAACGATAAATGGAGTTGGTCAATCGTTTACTGGCACTGGAAATGATTTATCTTCTGTTAGTTTCTATTTGTCGGTGGCGGGAACACCAACAGGCAACGTAGTCGCCAAGCTGTATGACCATAGCGGCACACTTGGAACTGATAGTATTCCAACTGGCAACGCTCTTGCTACATCTAATACATTGAATGTTGAAGACAGACTTCTAACATCTGATATTCGACTTATCAACTTTGAATTTGATGATGGTTATACTCTTAACGCGTCAACAAATTATGTAGTGACTCTTGAGTATTCAGATGGCGATACAAGCAATTACATCAATGTTGGTACTGATATAACATCACCAGCACACGGTGGCAATCTATCAACCTTGTCAAGCGGTACGTGGTCTGCTAATAGTTCGGCTGACACCATTTTCTATGTTTTCACAGGTGCAAAGGTAAACATCTCTGCAACTGGTGGCAACATGGGAACAAAACAAAACTCTAACGCTTCTCCTGGTGCTACAAAGATAACAAATACTGTAACAGTGACAGTGAAAGCGATTGACATTTCTGATACTTCAAATGTTGCTAACGCCAGAGTCTATCTAAAGGCATCATCTGGAGGGCCTCTTACTGAAGGAACTACAATTCTCGATCCTGCTTCACAGTTAACAGATTCTAATGGCTTGGTATCCGATAGTTTTAACTATACTGGAAATCAACCTGTTATTGGCTGGGTACGTCAGGCATCATCTGCACCATATTATAAGGAAGCCTATTTGTCTGGAACAATTACATCTGGCGGTCTTTCAATTACAGCCCCAATGGTAAGGGATCAATAATGAGCAAGGAAATCAACGAAAAGAACGCCCTGGCTATTGCTGACACTTTAGTTCATCATGGAAAAGTGATGAAAGAGTTGTTTACAAAAATTGACCAATTGGAACATCGTCTGAATACAATGCAAGCTGCTGTCCAGGAAAATCGACAGCTCATTATAACTGCTTTACAGCAACGATATGGTCACGGGCCTACACAACAAGTTTGAGGTGTTAAATGGCCATCACAATAAATTGCACTACAAAAGAAATCCAGATACCAAAGGCAGATTTGACCTTTATAACTGGAAATCTCTACGAGCTGGATGTGGGGGCATTAAAAACTGAACTTGGCTCACTCATGGATGATGAAGATCATATCTATTGCGACGATCCATTTAGACATAATACGGAGGTTACTGTAGCTGGTACAACATTTGCCAGAACAGTTGAAATAATCAATGGTTACAATGTGACTTTTGAAGATGGCGCCTATTCAGTTAGACTAACAGGTGCGAACAATAATGTGTTTGATGCCGAGAGTGGAATTCTTAATCGTAATCAAGTTCAGATTATTGCTCAAAACTCAGCAGGTTTAATAAACACTGGTAAACCGTTAAGCGCGCAGGAAGTTAGAGACTCTATGGAATTGGAAGCCACCAGTGGAGCAGATTCAATTGACACGAAGCTGGACAACAATATTGCTGTATCGGCTGCTGGAATGATGGGACTGTAACAATGGATTATATTGAACTGTTCAAGGAATTTGGCCCTCTTATTGGCATCGTGCTGTTCTTTATCTGGCGTGACTGGAAACGAGAAGACAAACTGGTCGAGCGCGTAGAGACTCTTGAGAAATATCAGCAGGAAACACTAGCTGCTCTTGCGAAAGAATGCATTACTGTAATTGCTGCTAATACTCAGCAGAATAAGTGGGTATCTACTCTCATTCAGTCATGTCATGCTGGACGTGGAATTGTTTGTAACCCACAGGCGAAAGACAATGGCGAGACCTAATTACAATCTCATCAAATTCATCCGTACAAGTATTCGGATGATGAAGAAAGAGTATGGTGGAGAGATTACAGTGTATCAGTTGGGTACTACAACTACCAACTATGACACTGGAATAAAATCACATAACCATACGTCAACATACATACGACGAGCAGTTGTCCTACCATCAAAAATGATGAGGGAAGTTACTCAGACTATCTCTCTTATCTCATCCAATAAGAAAATAGTTCAGGGAGGATCGTATGATGTTGGAACTAGATGGTTCATTATAGATAGAAAAGATGTGCCAGTCACTTTTTTACCAGATGAAGACGATTGGATTGTCTATGATGGTGCTCGATATAGTCTCATAGAGATAGATGAGTTCGAGTATCACACAGCATGGATGATTAAAGCAAAACGAATTGACGGAGAAGCTCCAGTTCGACAAGATCACTATGTAAAAGCGAACGGATATCTTCTCGATTTGACACAGACCGTCTCAGTGGCGGTTGAATAACCGGAGGCCAGACAGTGGACGAAAACCTCGCGCGGTGGACTTTTCAATCCATTGTTAAACACTTTGTTGACACGGCCAATGGGCTTAGTTTACCGTACTTCGTGGAAGGTATCGACGAACGATCTGACGCGGATATGCGGGCGAACCATGTTGAACTCCGAATCACCGGCCCAGAAGTTAAGGAAATAAGTAACGGGTACTATCATGTTTCGGCAGTAATTAACTTTTTATTCACTGAGCAGATGGATATAGACGGTGCGGACGCCTATACTATTCAGCGATGGGTTGGAAAGTTTGCTTCTGATATGATGGAACCAGTTCCTATTTATCGTCTTGGCACTGGAGCAGATGATGACCAATCTCTTGTTGGTTGTCTCAGGGTGGACAAGGGGAAGAACGAGAAGGTTCGGATATTTCACTTCGGCCAAGTAAAGCCAGACACGAGGGAAAGGCTGGCCGTTTGTGATGCCGTTTTCAGTATGGAATTGCATAACTAACCTCTTGCAGGAGTAAAATACTCATGGCACGAATTGAATTGCGTGACGTGACCATTTATCTTCAGGACGGTCTCGCTGGGACTGCTACGCTGACAGCAAATGGTACGCAGAACGACACTACAATCAACATCAATACTGTCGTGCTGAACACTACAACCACTAACTTGGTGCCTGTTGGTGCTCGGCTCTATTTGGCTGGTGAAACAGCAAATACTGTTCACACGGTAACTGCTCGTGATCCTGCTGGCTCTGGTCCCACTACTTGCGTTACCATTACACCTGCCCTTGGTGCTGGTTCGTATAATAGTGGCAACAGTGAAAATGCTGTTACCTTTATCAATCAGCGACTCGAAGTCAATATTGGCGAAGGTAATATGACCTGGACCGAGACTAAAGAGTACGAATACCTTCGTGATCGTGGCAATCTTGACACGGTTAAGGAAGGCGACGAACAACCTGTGAGCTTGTCGCTTGAGTTCGTCTATGAATATGTACGAACACAGTCTGGCAAAACCATCACTCCGGTTGATGCCATTAAGCAGTTGGGCGAAGCATCCGAGTGGGTGTCTAGTTCTAGTGACCTGTGCGAGCCGTACTCTATTGACATTCTCGCAAAGCACTGTGTTCCTTGTGGTACGGATTATGACGAAGATATTCTCTTTGTGGACTTCCGCTGGGAGACACTTGATTACGATTTGCAGGCAGCAACTATTGCTGTTTCTGGTCAGTGCAATGTAAGTGCTCCAACAATTACACGTTCAGATGACACTGAATGCTGATCTAATTAGTATGCGCAGGGGGACATAATCTGTCCCCCTGTGCACACCTCTTTTCCTACGCCTACTGGAGAAAAACATGAAAATCGGTGGAAAGAAAGTCACCCCAAACGAATCCATTCTGGTTCTTCCTCGACCCGATGGGGATTTGATTATTAAAGCCCGCTCTGCTGACATCAATGATGAATTTGATGCTAGGTTTCCACTTCCTATTGCTCCACTTATTCAGACAAAGGATGGAAATCATTACGATTACAAAGACCCTGACTATAAGAGGGCTTGTAAGATTCGAGATGGTCGTAGATTCTCATTTCTAGTTCTACGTTCACTTGAGCCAAGTAACATTGAATGGGATACTGTTGATATGGAATCCCCAAATACTTGGTCAAATTGGACTGAGGACATGAAGAATGCTGGAATGTCCGAAGTTGAAGTCCAGCGAGTAATCAATACTGTTCTCGCGGCCAATGCCCTGGATGAAGAGAAAATTCAACAGGCGCTCGATTCTTTTCTACGTGGTCAGGGGGAGTCTCTCGGAAGTACCTCTGGCCCCCTCACAGAACACCAGAATTCGTGATTTGGGCAGCTTGCAAGTTCTGGGGCATTCTACCTCCAGGATGGAATCACCCAAACTATCTATGTTGGGACAAGCTCTCTAATGTTAAACGAGCAAAGTTGATAGCGTTCTACCAAACTTCCGAGCATGAGTGGTGTGAAAAAGCCAAGTTAGGATTGGCTGGAATGGTGAGACTCTAATGCCAAAACCAGTGGCGTTCATAACTGAATTCTATTTCATTGACTTCGATTTTGCCACATATAAGAGATTGATGTTCAATGCTATGGTCAATATAAATGAACGCGCTGGTAAAGCCTGGATAGAAGCGGCTGTCTTTGATACTCCAATTCCAATTTGGTCTGGAGCTTCCAGGGCAACATTTGAAAAGCTAGCTAGTGAATTAGGTACTTATGTACCGTCTGGACCGCCAGTTGGTAATGCTCCAGATAGGACTAGTGTTGGACGTAGACTATCTACAAAAAGTGGTGTAATTGAAGACAAAAATAATGCTTATGTAGGTTTTCTTTATAGCACTCATCTGGCTCATCTTCACTATAATGAGTATAACTTGGCGGTTGCTGGACCGTGGCCGCAACCTAGAACGAATAATGTGCGATTTACTCCCTATCGCTTTCAAGCTAGAGCTAGGGATGCGTGGGAAAATGTTGCACGCACGGCAAAGTTGCCAGACCCGTTGCGACACCTAAGAAAGACTCCGATGTAATATGCCAGAAATCACACAAAAACTTGGTTTTGATGCCAGTTCGGCAATTCGCAGTCTTGGCAATTTATCAAAACGGCTGGATGCTGCGAATCAGTCTCTTGTTAATTTCAAGGGGACTGCTGGTGGTTCTGTTGCTGGATTGACTAATGTCAATACCGCGCTGGATAAAGGCACTGTAAGTGCTAACAAGTTTAGCGTGTCTCTTGGAACTATCACACGAGTGCTTCAAACTCAGTTGATTGTTCGTGGTTTGAATTTGGTTCTTAATGCTTTGAAGGAAGCCACTGGAGAAGCTAGAGAACTGGGATTGGCAATAGCTGAAATTCAAACAATCGCTGGTGGCGGTCTTGGCACTAATCAAAAGATTACTCAAGATGTAATTGAAATATCAAATGCCATTGGCAAGCCAGCAAAGGACATTGCCGAAGGTGTATATCAAACTCTGTCTAATCAAGTAGTTGAAGCTGGTGATGCGTTAAAATTTACTGCGGAAGCAGCTAAGTTGGCTACGGTTACACATGCATCAACAGCCGATGCCATTAACGCTTTATCATCAGTTATCAATTCATATAATCTAAAGGCTTCTGATGCTGGATATATCACTAGTGTACTGAGCAAAACAGTGGAGCAAGGCCGCTTGAGATTAGGTGAAATTGCTAACACAATTGGTAGAGTTCTTCCAATTGCCAATCAATTAGGTATCTCATTTGAGGAAGTTAATGCATCCATTGCCACCATGACAACTTCTGGTGTACGTGCAGATACAGCCATTACACAACTACGAGCAGTAACTACACAGTTACTTAAACCAAGCGAAGGTTTGACTGAAATATTCAAACGATGGGGAGTTGAAGATGGTGAACAAGCCATCAAAACATTTGGTGGTCTTCGAGGTGTAATGCAAAAATTAGCTACTGAAACTGGTGGCTCTACACAAGAGTTAGCAGATTTGTTGAAAAACGTAAGAGCTATTGCTGGTTACTTTGGCACAATGGTAGATGAAGGAAATAAAGTTGACGAAATCCTAAAAAAGTTAACTGAAGATGCCGAGTTTGCTTCCAAGCAATGGGCAGAATTCGTCAAAACAGATGCACAACAATTAACAATACAAACTGAGCAGTTGAAAAACTCATGGACGACAATTGGCACAACTGTGATGCCATTGGTTATTTATTCTACCAAGATTCTGTCTGGTCTTTCACAAGGATTACTGGTAACTGGTAAAGCTCTTGGCGGTGCATATAATGCTGAATACTATGCCATCAAAAAGATCAATGACGAACGTAAAAAATCAAAAGATATTGCTGATGAACTTCGCAAGCGACAATCTGATAGACAGAGAAAAGGCTATGATGAAGAGCTTCAAATAGCAAATAAATACTATGCTGAGATTTATAAGCTAGAAACTACCGCTGCTGCAAAGCGTGATGATGCTCTGGCAAAGTCAAAAGCAGTATTAGAAGCGGCCGGAAAAGGCTTGGCCAGTCTTTATGGAGACGCTATCAAGGAATTGGAAAAGTTTGTTGATAAGGCCGCTGATGTACAAAAAGATTCAGCTAAAGAAATCGACGATGTACAAAGAGAAATTGATAATCGTCGCTTCAAATCCCGTCTTGATTCTGCTAAAGCCACTTACGCTAAGCTAAGTCTCTATGAATCTCAATTATCACAACAGCGATATAAGGTATTCCAAGCCAAGGGAAATGTAGATGCAACAAAGGAGTCAAAAGACAGAGCACTGTCTGAAATAGATTCTGCTATCGCTATTGCCGATCAAGCAAAGTCTCTTGCTGAACAAACTAACAGACAATCTGAAATTCAGAAATGGGAAAGTAGAATCCTTGATCTGTTGAATCAGAAAAAGAAAGTAATATCTGACTACAATGCCAATGTGCAAGCGGCTGTTCCTCTGGCTAAGAGAGAAATAGCTGTACGGAAGCAAAATCAAGCGGCTCTAAATAAGCTAGTTGAAGAGCAAATAGCTATTCAAACAAGTGGAGATTTGGAGGCAAAAGATGAAGGAACTCGAAAACGAGCCCAGGAAAGATTGAATGAAATTGAGAAAGGAATCAATCAGATTTTTGCCAGCGCTGAAAATGGAAGCGCGTTGTTGAAATCTCTTGGACTTGGTAAGAATCTTGGAGTTCTACGAGCAGAACTTACAAATGCGCTAAATTCAGCAACTAAAGATTGGAACAAAGAGGCCAAGGCCGCAAAGGATGCCTTTGAAAAAGAGCGAATAGTTTTAAGAGTAACTACTGATCCAACTGGTGTTCGTAAAGAAGCCGCTAAAATATTAAAAGTATTTCAGCAACCAGATGAAACTGTAGCTACTTACAATCGGAGGCTAGACGAAAAAGCCCTTGAAACAATAAACGAAGCTGCTTCTGCTAGTACAGAATTAGACGCCAAAGCTCAAGAGATGGGAGGCTCACTAAAAACAGCTTTTGACTTGGCAGATCAAGCCGGTGCTGGATTACAAATCCGTTTGAAACAAATTGAAGATCAAATTGGCACCAGCATAGCTGCTCAAAAAGCAGCAGGAAAATTAGCTACTGATGAACAAATTAGCGCAGAATTTGCCAAGCAGCGTTCTCGGGCAATTGAATCTCAAGTTGGTAGTTATAACAGACTTGATGCCGTTGCAAAAAGAGTGCTTGAAACATTGAAAAGTGGTCAAGTAGTTGACCAAGATACTTTGAAGCTATTTGATGTCCGACTTCAAAAAGCTAAAGAGAATCAATCCACTCTGATGGATATTGGTCAAATCAGTAAGGACTCTGTTAGTCAATATGAGCAAATCAGAAATCTAGCTGCCGATGTAAATTCCAAGCAAGCTTCTTACAATCAGTTAAAAAAAGACGCTCCAACTGATGAAGAAGTAAGAGCAGCATTTTCCATCAGGGATGAGTTGCAGCAACGAAAAGCTACATTAGCTGATGTACAAAATCTGCAAGGCCAAGTTCGTGCAGACGTAAGCCAAACTAAGAATCTATATGACCAGATGGTTGATCCATCCAGTAAAGTGGCCTCAAATACATCAAATACTGCCACGGCTACTGGCAACATGGCTTCTAATATTGGGGAGTTTGCACGGGCATTAAGTCCTACAATCGGTACTTTGACGACAATTGCTGGATTGGCAGAGCGAGTAGCTACTGCTATGACTACTGCTGCAACAGCAAGTCAAAATATCAAACAACCAGCTACTGCCAATCAGTATCTTGGAGGTTCAATGAGCTATTTTGCTCTTGGAGGACGTGGACAAGATAAAATTCATGCCATGCTGTCAAGAGGCGAAACTGTAATCAGTGCTCGCAACTCACAAAAGTTCTTTTCAGAGCTTAACTCTATGAATCAAGGTCGCCAGCCTGTGTACCGTGAACAGGGTGGCACCGTCACCAATGTCGGTGACATCAATGTCACGGTTAACGGCGGTGATAGCTCGCAGCAAACGGTGCGCGAGATTGGCCGAGCGTTGCGGCGCGAAGTGCAACGCAATAATATCAAACTTCGCTAACCTCACCGAAAGGGAGCCGAATGAACGAGAAACTGAATCTCAAAGGTCGGTTTGTCATCGAGCACCGGGATGTCGCTGGCAAGCTGAAAGGCGTTTATGACGTGCCTAATGGCATCGTCGATGAGGGCATCGAGTCCCTATTAGATGTCGGATTTCATGCTTCGTCTCAAATTGGGACGTGGTACATCGGACTGGTAAATAATTCTGGATTTTCAGCTTTTGATGATGCTGATACTTTGTCCAGCCACGCAGGTTGGAGTGAGTTCACCAGCTACACCGAGTCCAACCGAGTGACGTGGGCCGAAGACGCAGCGGCTAGTCGAGCTATTAGCAATAGCACCACGGCTGATTTTTCAATCAACGCCACTGGGAACGTAAAGGGTATCTTCGTGTCCAGCAACAACGTGAAGAGCACGGGCAACACTGGCACTCTGTGGAGCACGGCTGCGTTCTCCAGCGTTGTATCTACAGCTAATGGTGATACACTGAAAGTCACCTATACAATTAGCGGCTGATAACTGATAAGGGCGTGAGGGGCCGTCTCGCGCCCCTCACGCACCTGTAGCTCAATTGGTAGAGCCCTGGATTTGTAATCCAGATGTTGTGGGTTCGAGTCCCTCCGGGTGCTCTAGGAGACTGGATATGGCATTACTTTGGGTAGATGGCTTTGAGAAATATGGTCCTAGTGGAGCGGCTATAAATCCTACCGACATTATCACCTGGAAGTATCTAGGCCATTTTGATGAGAGAATAGACATTATCACAGGGTCCACTGGAAATGCCATAAGATTGGATAACACTTCCATTTTTATGGTCACACCAGTTTTAGATGTTACTGGTAATGTACTAGTGTGTGGGTTTGCTTTCAAATTTGAAAACACCATAACCGATGGACAATGGATTGTTGATTTTCGTCAAGCAAATATGCAAGGCCAAGTTATTAGTTATAACATGCTCGGTCTTCAAGTTGATACAGTTAATAGCGCCAACGAAGTTTCACTGGTTCTAGGTGGAAGTGTTATTGACACTTCAAGTGGTACTGATCTTCAAGTCGATACATGGTACTACTTGGAATTCAAAGTAATGGCACATAATACAAGTGGAACTGCTGAAGTCTATCTTGATGGAAGCAAGATTATTGATTATTCAGGTGACACTCAATACATAGGCGCATTCGATCAGTATTGCAGGGTATTATGGCGCGACAATAATTTGAACTATCTCTGCCTAGATGATCTTTATATTTGTGATGGTTCAGGAAACACAAATAACGATATACTTGGAAGCTGCAACGTCTATTCACTGTCTCCATCAGCAGATGTATCTGGAAATTGGACCCCTAGCACTGGTAATGATTTCTATGCTGTAATGGATGAAGACACACTGTCTTCTGACTATATCAGCGAAACAACTTCAGGTAATCAAGTTTTAGTAGATTTGAGTAATTTACCATCTGGAGGTACTATCGCAGGGATTATGATTAGTGCTGAAACACAAGTAAGTGGAAATCTGAACAAATATGCTAAACTACTTACTCAGAACGGAAGTGTAGGCAGCGTACAAACAGAGCGTGGACTGTTACCTGGAGGAACAAATCCTCTGTGTACTACACATTCAATGGACTACGACTCTGATGGAAATTCATGGACATCTGACACAGTCAACAGTCTAAGAATTGGTGTGGAGTTATCATAATGGCCCTTCTCTGGATTGACGGCTTCGACACATATGGAGACGCTGGTAATACAGCGCCTCAACCAACAAATCGAGTAGCCGCTACCTATATCTATGTGCCAAATGAAAGTCAAATTGATAATGAGCTGGCTGCTGGTCCGTGGGGAGATAATTGTCTAGAATTAGGTGCTTCTGCTTATTTACAAGCGATGACTACGCCAGACCTTACCACAAACAATACAATGATAGCTGGCTTAGCTTGTAGAAGAAATACTGATGATGGCTGGGCGGCTGATGGTGATTGGGCTATCATAGAATTCAAAGATGGAACTCAATGTGGTGTAGCTCTTTGTGCAAGTAACGACTCATATTTTGTCCGTAATGGTGATGGTGATTTTGTAGCTGGAAGTAGAGTAAAAACAGATAGGCTTGAATGGCACTATCTTGAAATAAAAGCGGTTGCGAGCACAACAAATGCTGGTTCTGTTGAAGTCAGAATAAATAATTGTCCAGTCATATCTGTAAGTGGAATAAAAACAGCTTTTGGCAGCAACAATTACTATACTCGATGTACGATTGGAGATGTAGGGCAAGCAATTCAGACTCAAGCCTTTTTAAGAGTTGATGACTTTTATTTGTGCGATGGTTCTGGTGGCAATAATGATGATTTTCTAGGAACTGTTCATGTCGATACTATCTTTCCAGATGGTGATGACAGTGTAAACTTCGCAACAACCGGAAATTCATCAAATCACTATGAAAATGTAGGTATCTCTGATGCCATGTGGACAACTGACTATGTTCAAGATAGTACCACAGGTAATCGAGACATCTTCACAATGGAAGCCACTCAAAATTTCAATACCATTTATGGTATCATGGCAAACGTATTGGCTGTAGGAATTACCAGTAATCAGAATTACCATATAGTGGTAGATTCCAATGGAACAGAAACAGAGTCAGCTAATATAGCTGCCGTTACTTCAACCAATAATACTGGCGTATTTGTAGTTGAATTAAATCCTGATACCTCCAGCGCCTGGACTCCCGCTACTGTTAATGCGGTGAAGTGTGGGATCGAGTTGCAATAATGGGTGTTCGTGCGTCACAAGTTTATACAGGTGTTCTGGGACAGGCTCAGCAGACTGGTGAAGTACGTGTAAGACGTATGTACGCAGATGTACTTGTAGTAACAGGTGCTCCTGGCGTTCATAATGTATCAGCATCTAGCACGCTTAATTTGACAGATCAATCCGTCGGCTGGATAGATATACAGTACACAGACCACACACTCAATTTAACTGATTCAGTAACAGTTGCTCGTAATTTACCTGTAGGTGTTTCACATACCTTAAATCTTATCTCACTTGGTGGTCGCACACTAACTGGTGATGCAACTAATAATCTGACATTGAATCAGGTTGTTGTTGAATTTAACTATGTCGCCGATAGATCGCCAGTTGGCAATACTCTTAATCTCACACAGACAGTAATTGCCAATGCGTCTCTTCCAGCCACTAGTAGCTTGAATCTTACTCAGAATGTAGTAGTTCAAGGTCCAATAAAACAGTCAATTACTCAGTGGCTGTCCATCTCACAGCATACTTCGACTCCATATCGAGTTTTCATTGAAGATGAACTGAGTTTAACTCAATATCTGCGAAGTCCAATACCTATAACAAGGTCTGTAAGTCACACTCTTAATTTAGTGCAAAACTCTCCAATTGGAAATGTACTTGATACTTTGAATCTTACTGACACTGTCACATTTTCATTTGGCTTTGAGATTACTAGCAATCTCACAATGACTGATAATGTGTCAGTTGAAGGTTTGTGGGTAAGAACTGTAGAGCAAGCTCTTGAAATTGGGCATGCGTTGACATGGTATGAAGACACCCCCTGTACACGTAAACAGTACACGCCATTTCAAGGTGAGAATACAATCAATACAGACGTTGATCCACCTCCCACACAGCTTATTGACCCTCAAGGTAGCACTTCGGACAGATTCTCTCTCTATACCCCACCTTTGGGGGTCAGAACCAGTGAAGTCATCATTCGAGCCCCTGAATTGGACAACCGAGATCGAAACGCCTATTCCAGAGTCAATCGTGAGACCCGTGGAGGCTATCTGACAGTATTTGCCGATCCAAACTGGCCCAGAGTCAGGACGCTTGCCGTGACGATTGTGGGCCTCACAGAGGCCCAGATAGACGAACTCCAGACTTTCCTTCAAGACACAGTCGGACAGATGATTGGCCTCACCGATTGGGAGGGTAGACTGTGGCAGGGATTCATAACCAATCCGAACGAGGTGGCCACTCAGGATGGCAAGTGCCGCTGGACGGTAACGCTGGAGTTTGAGGGCGAGATGCTGGATGTTCAACAGCCAGATGGAAGTGATGGAAGTACACTCAATCTTACTCACACAGTGACGGTGGTAAAAGTATGAGTTTCATTATGAAGGCCCCTTACCCAGGGATCAGAACAACTACGCTACTTCCAAGTCCGACTTGGGGAGATTCAAAAGCTCTTACAGCAACTGTTCAAAGTATGCGAGCTGTAGATGGTACAATCTATACATATGTAAAATCTCGAAACGGTCGTATGAGATTTCAATGGGAATTTGAAATATCACGTCATAAAGCCTTGGAATTGCGTGAGTTTATCAATTCCTATAACAGTAAAATGATCCAGGTAATTGACCATGATGGTGATACTTGGATTGGCTATCTTCGCAACAATCCTTTTGAGTTTGCTGGCGCTGGTAGAGCAGGTGATGGCTGGCCTGGAAGCGAGACCATGACGATAATTCTGGAGTTTGAAGAGCGATGAGAACAGTAACAGCATCTGCCAATACAATTCTCAACACTAACATGGGAACAGAGTGGATAGTGTTGTTAGAAGTTGATTGGGTAGATGGAGGCACTATCACTTATTCAGATCAAGAGTTTGAAAATGCGCGCCCGCTTGTTATTGAGATGGGCGGTTTTGATGGTTCCATGATGCTAACTGGAGCTAGTGACTCTCAAGAGTTAGATATCACTCTTGATGATATTGATGGTCACTTGAGAACCATTTATGAAACAAACGATATACATAAACGACCTGCTCGCGTATATCTTCAGCCAAAATCACTTTCGTCCCAGCACAAAATTCTCGTTTTCAAAGGTGAGATAGTAACACCTATTGAATGGGACGAATCACAGAGAAGTGTAAAATTCAATGTTCTTTCAAAGCTAAATTCTACTCAAGTAGGATTCAGCATGGAAGAGGGAGATTTTCCGAACATCCCAGATGAGGCGCTGGGGAAGGCGTGGCCGCTCGTATTTGGGCAAGTTTGCCACTTGCCTGCCGTCAAAGTACGAGCGCCACGCCGAGGTTATTTAGAAACTGGTGTAGGTATCCATGATTTCACGCTAGAAGTACGACTTTGTCAAGCGATGAAAATTCAATGTCCGTCTCAATCCACAGGAAATCAACAAGCGACAACTCAAGGTGCTGATAATATTTGGACAACAAGCACATTTGGCACAATTGGTCCTGATCTTGAATGTGTAAATCGTCGTTTTGGCGAGATATGTAAACTTCGTGATTTGTACAATCAACAAATTGCATATGAGTATGATTCGTTTACCGTTTACAATGGTACAGCATTTCCACAGAATAAAAAAGTAACAATCTATGTAGATGATGCTATTTTCACTGGTACCTTCAGTGGTAATGTGTTTACAGTAATAAGCCGACAACATCCAGAATATGCTACATTCAATCATCAGCCTTGTAGAGATGTGCCAACAATGGGATATGGTACGACGCTTGCCTCTCCGCAGATTGGTGGAACTAACTGTAATTCTGCTGGTGGTTACTGGCTTGTTCAACCTTATGGTGGAGGTGCTGCTGGCCAAGGTGCTAGTGCGACATGGGTTCCAAATGACGCTGGAACCGCATTTACACCTAATCAAACACAAGGTCAGGCATTTGAGTCATGTGATGAAGCTCTTGTAGGAACTCCTGGTTTAGTTGGAGGGCCAAAGGATTCATGGGAATATTATGACTCACTGGAAGAATCAGATTTCTTCTGGGCACCGGCTGGCACTGAGGTTTATATGGAAAGTGAGAATGAAATTCTATACATTGCCTCACTGTTGCCTGGAACTGTCGATATGGTAGCAGCATATCGTCAAGCACCAAATGGATTCAGATATCTGACTGAAGTGCCGACAGATCGTTACACTGTTTACGAAACAGATTATGAAGGCTATCAAGTTGTTGAGATTGGAATGGATAAACAACTATCACACTATGTTGATCCAACAACAAAAGAAAGTGAAGGATGGGAAGATGATATTTATGTGTCTTTTACATCTTCCATAGGACCCAATCCCTGTGACATCATTGAATGGCTTGTAAACAAGTACACTGATCTTACGATAGATTCTACATCATTTGCATCAGTAAAATCATATCTTACTAACTATCCGCAAAATTTCTATCTTATTTCTCGTCCAGACGTGTATGATGTGATTAACGATATTGCATATCAATCAAGATGTGCTGTTTACGTGCGTAATGATACTATCTATATTCGATATTTGTCACTTGAGCCAACCTCTGTAAGAACAATTAGTCAGTCCGATATTCTATCTGGTACATTTGTGGAATCGCTTAGTGAAACAGAAGATGTGTACACAACGCACAATATTGTATGGAGCAAAGGAGGCGCCGCTGTACGAGACGATCAGACTCCTGAACGTAAATTAGTGCTCAAGTATAATGTCGATAAGTACGGAACAGTTGAAGATGACTATGATTATTTCACCTACAATATTTATGATCTAGTATTGAAAAGTGGAACTTTCTGGCTAATAAGAAAAGCAAATAGCTGGAAGAAAATAGCTTTCGATTTACCATTGAAACATCTTGATCTTGATGTCGGTGATTGTATTTTATTGGACTTTCCTCAATTCAATAGTGATCCTATAAAAGTAGTAATTGAGCAGTTCACTGTAAATCCAGACGATCATACTGTTTCATTAGAGTGTTGGACACCAATTCGATCTGGTGAAATGAATCAATATTACTGGGCATGGCCAAGTCAACAATCTCCAGCACAAATTTGGCCTTTATCTGGAGATACGCATGGTGGAGGTGGTTACAATTTTAGTGTCACGCCTCCATTAGGTCACTTACTTACAGGTGGAGCACATAGAGATGACCAACTAATAATTTCATCTGGAGACCTTCATCCAAGTGATCTTGACGACTCGTTGCCAAGTGTTACTTGTGAATTGAGTGATTACTTGAATTTCAATGAAAAGACACCTGAAATTATTGCCAAAGAAATTGCTCAATCTGCTGCTAGACAAGCTACTGAAAATCAAATTTCAGGCGGTGGAAATGCTGGCGGAAGTGGAAGTGCAAAAGCACGTTCTGTTGATGGATGCGGTGTCGGTAATGGATGTAATTACAAAGTCCGTGTTCAATGGCATACATCTAAAGCTCAAGGTCAGGCAACAGCACAGGGTGGAGCAAAACGTGGTGGACCTTGTGGCGGTCCATGTATATGTGTAGGTGGATGTCCATCCTGCTTTGGACCAATATGGACAGTTTGCCACACTTTTGGATCACCTAGTGGCGCTCACGCATTTGCTGGCTATATGAAAGCCATGTATGGAGAAACAGATGATAGCTGGTGGGAATGCAATGAAACTAGAATTCTTCAAACTTGGGTAGAAAATGGAACACATGGAGGCGATACATTTGGTCAATGTGAAGATATAAGTTCTGGTGGTGGGGCTAACCAAAGTAATCAAGGTGATAAAGCAACACAGGAAAAGAAAGAGCCTACAGGTAAAACTGGTGATAGCAGTGTCCTTTGGTAAGGAAATAAGACATGTTGCAATGCAATAAACGACAGAAGGTAATTAAACGGAGTGAGAATCTTACTATCTTTCGCTGTCTACATAAAGGATGTGATGCTTATGGACAAGAGGTAAATGCTGAAGCATGTTCACTTTGTCCTGTTCGTTCATTCAAGCGAGAAAAATCTTGTCTTAAATCTATCTTATCGAAGTCAACATCTTCTGTCCCAAGTCATTTTACTGACAAGGATGTGGAGGAACTGATAAAGAATTCCCCTTTGAAGCACGCCGATCTGAAGGAATTACAAACAGAGATTCTTCAGGACCAGACGCCTCCAGATTATCCCACAATGTCGTTACAACTCTGGCTGTACAAGGAAGCACTCGTAAGATGGAACAAGGCGGGGAGACCAGTACGGGAGGACGAAGAGGTAGAACAATTACTCAACACGTACTGCAAAAAATGCGATTGGTATGACAAGGAAAAGAAACGATGTAAGGGGTGCGGTTGTAAAGTAACAACAAGTTCTTTGGCTGTGTTTAACAAATTGAAAATGGCCACCGAACAATGTCCAAGAGGACTCTGGTGATGACGGCACGCAGACGAATTGATAAAGACTGGGTAGATGCCTATTTTGACAAAGGAATCGACGTAGCAAACAGGAGAGTTTTTATTGGTGATATAGATGCTTCAACTGCCGACTCGGCAATAAAAGGTCTCTATTTAATGGAGACTGAGTCACCTGAAACACCAGTTGAAGTTTTTATTTCTTCTCTTGGGGGTGATGTCTATGAAGCTCTTGCTTTATACGACATTATCAATACGATAAGATGTCCTGTACATACTTTCGCATATGGAAAGTGTATGAGTGCTGCTCCATTGCTATTGGCCGCTGGGGCACCTGGATGTAGATGGGTATCACCTCATTGTCTTTTCATGCACCACGATTGGGCTGCCGAAGTAGAAGGTAAAGGTTCAGAATTGATTAACGTAGTTAAACACTACGAAGAAATCGGCAAGATATGGACAACCTTGTTTGCTGAACGTACAAATAAAAATTTTAAGTGGTGGGATACGAGAGCAAAGAAAGCAACAGATTTTTACTTTTCTGCTGACGAAGCTCTTGAATGGGGAGTAGCAGATCAGTTCTGGGTAGAAAAGTAAGGTGCTGTGGAACTACCAGCACCTAATAAATGCAGCCCGTTGGTTAATATACCAACGGGCTGCTGGAGAATTGTATGGCTACTTGCAAAAAGTGTCGAGAAGGAAAACGACACAACATAAATTTTACACCCAAAGGTGAGCGTGGATCACTGCGCGCAAAGAAACGTGCAGAACAGCGGGCTGCTAAAAAAGAACAAATGAGAAGATTAACCGAAACAACTCATTAAAGACTTGTAAAGTTCCGCCGTACCGATACAATCAGCTAATGCATCGTGTGCATTATCCAGTGGTATTTCAAATCTACTGCACATGCCAGTCAAACTGATATTATGGAATGGTAGATTCTGACCTTGCCATGTGTAGATATCGTTTATAAGCTGCCCAGCTAACATGGTGTCACGAGGATGAAAATGAAATATTGAATCAAATCCATCTATACCAAGCCATTGTGTAAGAAAGCCGCGCTCAAATGCCCAGTTATGAGCGAGAGGTGCCAATTTCTTCTCAAATGGTAAATTCAAAGAAATAAACCACTCTTCAAAATGATTTGCCACCTGCTCCTGACTTGGATACATCCGAGCAAAGTAATTTGCATCTAGTTTAGTCTTTACTCTGGCCTCTACCGACTGACGTTCTGGATGCTTCGGAGCGATGTTCCTATAGAAAAACTTGTGTTCCTTCGACGGCTTCATGTGATGATCCAGAGGCACGACGGCAATTTGTAGAATCTCATGGTAGCCAAAGTCAGTTCCAGTAGTTTCTACATCTACCGCTGAAAGGATATTACCCCGTAAGTTCGCCAGCATTTTCGTTCTCCAGTTTGCTGTAATATTCAAGGTCTTGCATCCATCCAGCAACATTACTTGTTAGCATCAATGCCTCTGATCGTAATGCTCCAGTTTGTCGAGAAATCTCTTCAATCCTTTGCACATCGGCTGTGGCTCTATCTAAGCCGTTAATCACGTTATCAAGTGACAGCCCTAACATACGGCCAAACTGGAGAATATTGTGAATTTGCTCCAGAGTGTATGTCGAGTACAGTCGATATAATTGATCCGTTTCTAATGAGTCAATTGCTTCGAGTTCTTCTGTATCCGTGATACTAAATCGGCGGTCATCCTTTTCATCGCTTGATTTTTCTGTGCACCTCTCAATGTCTTCATCTGTCACAAGACTGCCATCTTCCTGACATGTGCAGTTTTCAATTACCTGCTTATTAAACCACTCTCGATCCCAGCATGATACCACATCGTCAATTTTCTCATCATCAATTGAAATCTCGGAAGCAGCCTTAAAGTTTTTATCACCTTTCCGTAGGGGCTCGGATGGGCCGTCATTCATACCTACAAAATCCAACTCAGAGCCCTCATCTCCCAAATTCAGAGGTGGAATATCTTGTGGATTGTCTAGAACGTCCAGCGGATTGTACGGCAAGTCGTTCAGTTCCTCTGGTAGTAATCCCTGTCGGATCAGTTCCTGTGTCTCCATGAGGCAGAGGAAGTTCCAGGTGGCTTGCGCTAAGTGTGGTTCGTCTCGCCAACCAGCCATCCATTTAGCTAGGTGCCGCATTCCCGAGTCTGCGTAACGCGAGAGAGGTATTCCACGTCTCCAGTTATTGGCTCGATATTTCTTAGCACCTTCCTCATAAATCTTTGATACTTCCATCAATGCCCAGAATGGCAGCAGGTCCATACGACCTTTTCCCTCTTGACAATCTCTATGTGCGCCTGTTGTGAATTCACTTCTCTGTCCTGAATCTTTAATTGTCATCGTCATTTTCCCTTACTAGTCTGTCACCATTTTTACAATATGGAGTTCTAGGTTCACATTCCGTCCAACTAATATTGCCAATTACGTCAACATTTCCTCTTCCACGTCCAACTGGAAATTTCTCAGCGATTTCCTGTTTCAATTTACTAATTGGCCAGTCGCCACGTTGGTAATCTTCAAGAGCTTCATAAAATCTTATTTTGAATTCACTCATCTTAATTGCATATCCATCTACTGGATGACAATTAGAAACAATGAAGGCTTCAAGTGGGTCCATTGCAGCTTGCTGGGCATCTTTCTTACCTTGTGTTTCAATTACAGGTAGAGCTAATCTGCTTGTCGGGGGTGGAATTTCCCAGTCAAATAAAGTTCGCATAAAATGCTCAGCTTCTCCACGTAACAACTCATAAAATGTATGACGTGGAATTTCCTCTTCTAATTGAGATTCAAAACTTGGCACATACATTGCTGTTATTCGTGTATCATCTGAATCAACTGGAAGACTTTGACGATTGTTAGCAGTTTGAACAAAGTGGAGTGTATTCTTTACACTTTTTGGCTGCTTAAACTTTGCATGAATAGAAATCGTACTGCCTGTTGTCCAATCCTTCATTTTATTGTAAGTTTCTTTTCCAGCTCTGGCTATATCAACTTCATCTATAACAGCGAGCACTACTCCATTCAATTCTCCATTATAGCCGCCTTTACTAGTCAGGGCTCTATCTGCATTTTCTACTCCCTTTCCATCTACGAATAGAAATCGCAAGGCTTCGTGAAAAGATGACTTGCCACTATTCTGAGGGCCATACATAAATAGGTATGGTAGTTTGTGGTATGGATAGCGAAACATACAAGCTACCCAGGCTTTAAGATAATCACCACCACATTCAATTCCCCATTCTTTACACCACGGTAATTCCAGGACATATTTATCCAAGTCAACGCCACAGTGTTTCATCAGTTTATCCCAATTTGGATGTACGGGTGATTCATTTTCTCCAAGTTCAACTGGTTGGTATGCAAATTGTGGCGAATTGCGATTCCACTTGCGACCACCAGGATATTCTGGACCAAATGGCTCATTTACAAGTGTCCAGGCTTTTAATACCGCAGTACCGATGATCGGGTCAGGTTTTGCCAGTCCCTTGGAAAATAGTACAGACTTGACATTTTCACGAGGTTGTATTACCCATTCTTCCGACAAGTCTCTTACTACCCACATTTCAAATTGCTTGTCTGCTTTAAGACATCTAACTACATCATCTAAATCCGACCACATTTCATTGTCCATTTGATCGGTATCGGCCAGATCAATTGAGTCAAATAATAGACGCTCCCATCCTTTACTTGTTTTGGCATATTTGGCGAAGTCTGCTGGTTTATCACTACGTTCTTTTGAAATCGTGAATACAATCTTACCATCAGGACGTGTACGAAGAAAAAAGGAACGATCTTGCGATGTTCGCACAATGCGAGGCACATCGAAGTTAGCTCGCAGCATTTTCAAAGCGCGTTCAATATCTTCTATTGTACTGAATACGAAACCTTGATCTTCCTTTGGCGATTCAAACCCACCACACACCATGACTATTTGTCTCAAGGTTGGTAGACAATTGTATGTTGTATGTGTCCATTTTCCTTGCTTGTCCCACAGATCACATTCAGTTGTCCCTTCACCAAATCTATAAACATCCCAGCCGCCACCCGGTTTAGGCCGCATGAAGCAATTTGGTTTTCCTGGATCACTGTCAGGACTATTAGTATCAAATAGACCTAGTAGCGGCTTTCCATCGTTTATTCGCTTGTCATAAACCTGTTTCAATGCACAGGTATGGCCTTGCCACAAATGATGATCGCCAACCCAGAATGAAGAATATCCAGATTGATCTAGGTCCTCTAGTATCTGTAGATGTGCCTCTTCCAATCGTATCTTTGCATACGACTGAGTCATTTCATCTAACTCATCGCCTTCTGTTTGTGTTCCATCGGCGGTCCATCCTTGGACGCGCACTTTGGACCTGCTGCCGGAGACGACTTCGAGATTGTCCCGCCAATTCGGAGGAACATGTTTGGCAGTCAGAATTTGTTTTGCTGGCTTAATTAGCTCATATCCTCTGTTCTCTTTTGTGGCATTCACATGATGAATCCACATTATTAAACCTTTGCAATCAACATTATCTTGAATGTTCAGTCCAGTATAACGAGCAATCAAAGGTAAGAATGATAGAGCCACGGCTTTGTGTTCATCGTGATTCTGTGTTATTGGATAAGGTTCTTCAAACCAGATATAGATGTGTCTTCCATTTCCACGAGTAGAGCGTATTACTTCAAGCCAGTCAATATCCATGTTATCTAGCTTATCAATTTCACTCTGTGGAATGCCAACCCCTTCTGTTGGGTGGTCTATTAGATTATCGAAGTCAAATCCCAATCCTACAGTGCGTTTATTCTTCCAATCCCACCAACTTGTTCCTATTGCCTTTAGTCTATTAGCAATGATGTAGTTTATTGGCGGGTCGCTGTAATGCGGGTTTGTCTTTGAATCATATGGCCATCTTTGCGGTCCAAATTCCTCACCATCCTCGGTGTACATATTATTTGCGCCGTCAATTCGAGTTCCTTGCTTGAGGCAAGCTATTTGAGTCTCAAATCGAGATGGATCGACTCCCCAACGCTTAATGAGTTCTGGGTTGTTGTGCTCTTTGCTTAGCACGTTATCGTAGAAGGCTTTGAATGCCTGTGTTACTGGCGTGTTACTTTGCGGGTCCATGAAATCTCCATCAATCTCGAAGTGTCTACTACTATAGGGTCTAATTTTCGTCAAAATCCAAATGGAAAATCGTCAAATGACGAAAAAACCCAAAAGTAGTACCCCTGGGGAAGTACGTCGCATACTTCCTCCATCCTATCGGGTGGTAGGATACATATTCCGAGGTATGTGGTATAGTCAAATACCTCTGTAGGATGGAGGAAGTATGCGTTATACTTCCCCCGAGGGGGTTTTTTGTAACTATAAGTGAACTAACATCTTAGTTAAAAACCCAAAAGAGGGAGGGGAAGGGAAGCCAAAAATCCTCACTCCATAGAAAAACACGTTTTCGTGTAATTTCACAGTTTGCAGCATGGGGATTTTCAACTTCCCTTCCCCTCCCTCTTTTGGTTTCGGCAAGCGCCGGAACTTTTTTCTCATTTTGCCGATTTTCTGCTTGGGTTTTGCCAAAAAGTAGACCCTATAGTAGTAGACCCCTATGAGAAACACGCTGTGACAGAGCAATTACGATACCTGCCAGTAGATAAGCTACATGCTCCGAGAATACTATTGAGACCAGTTAGGCAGAAATCCGTAGAGTTTGCCGAACTGATGGAATCAATACGGACAGACGGCATTCTTCAGTCATTGCTTGTTAGGCCCCATCCGTCCATACCAGATGAGTTTGAAATAGTAGAAGGTGAACATAGGAGAAAGGCAGCAAAAGCGGCAGGACGCAATCTGGTGCCTTGTATCATCCGAGAGATGTCCGATGACGAAGCGTTAATCATCCAATTAAAAGCAAACGCTGTTCGCCCAGAAGAAACAAGGAACTATGAGTATGCCCGCCGCCTAAAGAAATTGATGCAGGAAGGAATGACACTCGCTGAATTGAGTGTCAGAATAGACAAAGCTCCAGACTGGATAAAGCGAATCTTAAAGCTAAATAATTTATGTGAAGAGGCGCGAACACCAGTAAATAATGGAGACATTCCACTGCATTCAGCCATAGCTTTAGCTACATTATCTTGGGATATTCAGAAGAATTTCATAGAAGATGCCAAAAAACTGGATGTCAATTATTTTGTAGCACGAGCAAGAGAAGCCAGACGTGATTTTGACGCTTTTTTACTTCAGCAGTCACTAGAGGAACAAGCAAAGGGGTATTTGCCAAAATTACGGCCTATTGTACAGATAGTAGAGGAACTTGAAACACACAAGGCCGCTAAAGCTATCTTAAAGCAAACAAAGGCAAAAACAATTCTAGATGGATGGAATGCTGCCATAGCATGGATGTTAAGAATTGATCCGATAAGTATTCACAAAAGACAACAGAAAATATCAGAAGGGAGATACTCGGCACTCAGCGATTACGAAAAACGAAAACTCAGACGACAGCTAGTGGAAACAATTACTAACCAAAAACCTGGAGCATTACTAAATGGGTAACGAACTTGTACCGTTCAAAGCAAATTTCCTTCCAGCAGTAGCAGAAGACGTTCTTAACGAGGTTAATGAAGTCAGTCAAGGCAGTGATTTTCTACCTCGCATCCAACTTGTCACAAAAGGCAAGTATGTTGACAAGGGCAAGATTGGCGCAGGCCACTGGGGCATTCCTCAGCCGGGCGGCGAAGAGATTATTGATCTTGGCGATACTATTGATGTAATTCCTCTTGACGCTCGTGCTAAAGCCTTGGATGTAAGTGACCGAGAAGCAATTATCGCAGTGTATAAAACTAGCGATCCAGAATTTCAAAGGATCAAAACAGCTCCTAAGAACTCTGGCTGTATGTGGGGTCCTTCATTCCTTGTTATTGAACGCAGCACTGGCAAGCTGTACGAACTGTTCTTTGGAAATGCCTCTGGACGGAATGAAGCAGGTAAGCTGCGGCCATTCCTTCCTACCAAAGACAGTCCTCCCACACCAGCAACTCTGAGCATTCGCTACAAGGAAGCGAAAGATTACGGTTGGCATGTGCCAGTAATTAAGAAATGCTCGGAACCATTCGATCCTTCCGATTGCCCAGCAGACGATCTTATTCAAGCTGAGATTGTGAAGTTCCGCAATCCTCAATCTGGAATTCAGACTGTGGATGAAGATGAAGTTCAGACTTCTGATCGTGCTCGCTGATAGCTCTCTACTATCTCTGGGCGGGTTCGCCCGCCCAGAGTTTCTTTGGAGTTTACATGGACCTTAGTGACACACTTGTTTGGTGCATTCAGAATAATCTAGTAATAACCTTTGAGGTTAAAGATGGTGTTCTGTGTGTAACGGCAACTAATCAAAATATCTCATCTACTTATCCAATCCCGACAGAATTTGGACCGACAGAACTAGGTGAGAGTTTGTTATTGGCTCTTCATGGTGTAGAGCATGGTACTAGGTTTCATCAAGAGCATGGCATGTTTCCTCCAGTCCCAAGTCCAATAATGTCTGAAGCCAGAATTGCACATAGGAAAATGAAAGGACTGGAATGAGCGGAGTGGTGTTAGTTCAATTCTCAAACCTTGATCTTGGCAAACTATTGCCAGTCGGTAGAAAAGCGTTTGACAGAAATTTGGCAGAGCCTGCTGATAAAGCTGGTTTTGAGCCTCCACTGAAACACATGCTCTGTATAGCAGCTATTAAAGATCGTACATTGCGTGCATCTGCAAAAGCAGTAGTTCCATATTTGAATATGTTCCACGCTGGTTTTCTTATTGCAATGGATGAGATGTATGCTGCTGAAGTGTTAGAATTGGCTGGATTGCCTTGTGTAATGGAAGAAAGTGAAACAACAAGAGGGATGATGTTCGCGATTATTTCTGGAAGTCTTGAGCAATGGAAGAGTGCATTGTTACGAGGGTGCAGTCAAGTTGCCAGTTTTGAAGCGCGTACCATATTCAACAAGATTTTTTCAGAATTCAAACGAATTGGAATTTCTCCGGCATTTGAAGCAAAACAAGATACATCTCAAGATGGTACATTCTATCTAGAGAGCAAGTAGAAAGTATAAGCATGAGAATACCTGACGCTTTGATGGCTCATACAGCGGATTTAGAAATTCCACTTCTACGAGAAGATTTGCAAGCTACTTGTGTTGATTTGCCTATTAAGAGGTGGGGAAGTGTAAGTAGGAGAACACAGTTCAAAGGAACTTGGCATTTCTATACCGCCGATGAAAAATTCTCAGCTTTATGGAAACATCCAGATACACTGTTAAAAAGTCAGTGCCATGCAGCAATAGAAGCTAATTTCTCAACAGGCGATCAGATGCCTTTGCCAGTTGTTCTTTATCGCATTTATCAAAAACGATGGCTGGCACGATTTTGGCAAGATTTTGGCAATGTTAAAATTTGGGTTGATTTGAATGTTGCTGAAGAATGGCAAGAGTTAAATTTACAAGGTGTGCCAAAAGGATGGAAAGCCTATGCAACAGCAGTGACTGATGAAAGACTTGATACTTTGAAAGTACATGCTGAGATAGCTCATAGCCATGCAGAAGGAAAGCCTTTGTTGCTTGTATATGGCGGAGGTAAAAAAACAGCCAAAATATGTGAGCAAAACGAATTCATTCATGTGAGGGAGCAAAAAGATGGGCGGTAGAGGAAGAGGTGCAGGTGGCGGCGGTGCAGGTGGCGGACGTGAAGTTGAAGGTCGAATAGAAGCACCAGCAGCAGAAGCTGTTACTCAAGCACTTTCTGCTCGTGATGCTGCTTTACTGGCCACTCCACAAGGATTTGGCGAAGCTATAAGTGAAGCGACGGCATCTATCCCAACATCTCAATTATATGGTAGAGATGTGAAATGGGCTTGGATAGATGATGTTTGGAGATCACGAGATTGGGGAGTATCTCGTGAGGTATTTAATCAGCGTCTTGTTCAATCATTCAGACAAACAGAAACATTCACTGCTAGACGTTTTGACTTAGTAACAGCTTTGAATCCAACTGAATTTGCAAAATATTCTGCGAGTAGCATTGTTACTTCTCCATTATCACGTCAGGAAGTGCATTTGATAAAAGTACAGTAAGCTAAATGACACTCGAACATATCAAGATAATTAAGACGACTAAGAAAGGCACTCGTGTCTGGACACCTCTTGACATTGAGCGCGAAAATGGTCGCATCTTTTTTCATACTCCTGGACAATATAATAGAACTCCATTCGAGATGAAGCCAGAAATCAAAGCCATGAGAGGCAGTAGATTTCATGGATATCTAGAAGGCGATGGGCGTAAAATCTGGTCAGTAGAAGATTGTTGTCGAAACAATTTTCAACTTGACTACATGCAAGGAAGAAATCCATATGCCAATTGGGAACAACCATTAAAGAACTGGAATTACGACCGTCCTCTATTCGATCATCAGGCATGGCTGGCTGATTGTGGTCTCACTTATCATTACCAGATTTTTGCAGCCGAGATGGGCACTGGAAAATCTCTTGCAGCTATTGAGATTATGGAGAAGTCTGGTTTATTTGATTGGTGGTATATAGCTCCAAAATCAGGTATAGCAGCCGTGGAGCGTGAATGGTCAAAGTGGGGATTACGACTGCAACCAACTGTTATGACTTATGAACGATTGCGAATCATGGTTGAACAGTGGGAATCTGGTATGCCAGCTCCGAAGGGAGTAATTTTTGACGAATCATCACGTCTAAAATCTGAGCGAGCAAAGAGAACTCGCGCCGCCATGCACTTAGCTGATTTTATTCGCAAAGAATATGGTTGGGATGGATATTGTATTCTGATGTCTGGTACCCCAGCACCAAAATCTCCTGTAGATTGGTGGAGTCAATGCGAAGTATGTTATCCTGGCTTTTTGAAAGAGGGAACAGCAAAATCATTTGAATGGCGTCTAGCATTCTTTGAGAAGCAGAAGACGGAACAGGGAGATTTCTGGAAACGTATCGGTTGGCGAGATGATGAAAAGTTCCACCAGATCACAAAGCAACTACGAGGAAAACTCTATAGAGGTTGGCGTTGAAGTAACTCATTCGATCGGTATGTTTTCGTCTGGTACTGAGGCTTCTCTAAAATTGGGTTACGGCCACAAGTGGTCCACAACGACGGAACATTCTCAAACAACTCAGGAGTCACATTCCAAATACATCACCGACT